GTACGCGAGCGATCTTGATGTCTTGATCAAAACTATCTTCGTAGCAATACTCAGTCAGGATACGGATGTACCCTTCACCGTAAGTTACTTGGTTCTCGCACGCGGTGTCATACGCCACGTCAGCATCTGACATGTACTCAATGTGCCGCACGATGCCATCGAGCACCTCGGCTACTTCTACGTCTGCCTGATCATTAACAGGTATGACCTTGCCGCTTGGCCGGTTCTGGCGCTGTTCGTTGGTTACTTGTCTTACGTGCTGCGGCAGCTTGTTAATCGTCAGGCACGGTCTGGCGTTGACTGTCTGCCCTTGCACTGAGCCGCGCGTCGCCAGTACATCTTGCGGCCACTGCCACTGGTTGTCTGGTGAACCAGCCATAAAGCGCAAGTCATCTAGCTCGTCCTCACGACTCTCCGAGTACGCGCCGATAGCCTGACGCAACCTGTCGCGCATCAGTTGCAGCGTATCGCGGTGGTCTTTTTGGTCTGGACCGCCGCGTGCGGATACCTTACCCGCGCCTTCAATACCTGTAGGGTCTTGTTTAAGCGTTGCCATTACTTCTTCTTTGCCATCGGTTTCGTGCTTGGCCTCTTAGATTCCGCAGCACGTTTGGTATTGTAAGCAATTGCAACAGCCTGCTTGACAGGTTTGCCTGCGGCAACTTCAGCCTTGATGTTCTTGCGAAAGGCTTCTTTGCTGGTAGATTTAACAAGTGGCATTATTTTCCTTTCATCGGCTTCTTGGCAGTCTTTGCCGAGTCACGAAAGTCTTTTGCTGTAGGCGCACCTTTGCTTCCGGGCTTACGCATCTTCTCGCCACTGCCAGCTTTAATGCGCTCTTGTTTAGCATGAATATTTGCGTACAGCCCAGGTTTTGTAGCCATTTTATGCACCCATCCAAGATGTTGCTACGCCGTTGGCGTTATACGCACGATTAGTAGGCTTCTCAGTATACTGCCTGTGCGCGACAGGAAATGCAAACGTCACTGCTAATGCGTCAGCAGCGTCGGGTGATGCTAATCCTCGGGCTTTCATTTCCTTTTTACCTTCTAGGAAAATTGTACCCGACGAATTGGGTTTTATGGTAGGCCCAACCAGATCAGACTTTAACGCTCTATCGTTCGGAATGGAAGCAGTTTTAAGCCACTCCTTCATCGTGCCCCACAGCTCGGCTCGCTTGTTGCCGTACATCACAGGGTTCTTCGCCTTCCAACCGAAGTTTACACCCCTTACCACCTTGTACCGCTGTTCATGTAGCCTATCTAATATACCGTACCCTAGCCCACCTTCATCCAGCACCACGAGCGTTGGCTTGTACTGCTCGATGGCGTCAATTACCCGCCCCACAATCGTCATCGTGTCCTCGCCATGATACCGATGGATCGCCACCAAGTCACGCCCCTGCCGCACCGCGATCACCGTCGAGTCCGCGCCCCCTCTGGCTGGGTCCACCCCGATCACTATCGGCGCAGTCTCATCCTTGTACCGTGGTCTGGCCGCAGCGTCGGCCACATGGCTTGGCGAAATGAACTGATCATCACCACTTGACGGAAACTCACCGTACACTTCAACCCTAGCTTGGCTTGAGTCTTCACCATACTCATCAATGATCTGTCGATACACCTGCTTGTCGGTGTCCTCGACCGTTCTTGCGTCCACCTGCCTTGTGTGCCAAAAGTCGCGCTTGGCGTGAAAGCACTCAAAGAAGTACCCCGTGTTGCGGCGCGGGTTACTGAACGCAAACCAGTACCTATCTAATATGTTCTCCGTAAAGAACCCCGCCCCCACCGACCAGATGCCGTCAGGAATACCCGACGCCTCATCAAAGATCAACATCATCCCGTCGTGGTTGTGCACCCCAGCATAACTGTCAGGGTTCTCCTCTGACCACAGCTTGCCCTCTGCCGCCCAGTAGCGCGTACCCTTCCGTAGGTCACGCTCTACGATGTCGCACAGCCACTTAGCCGGTTGCAGCTTAGTTGCGCTGATCTCCCACCAGTGCGCGTTGATGATCATCGTCGACCACTTAGTCAGCTCGCCCCAGGTCACCGACCGTAGTTGCGCCTCACTGTTCGCGCTCACAATCACGCTTGACCCTATCCGTGTGGATAGCATCCACATGATCAGCCAGCTCACCAGCGCCGACTTACCGATCCCTCGACCTGAACTAACTGCCTCTCGCAGCGTGTCCATGTCCACCTTACCCTTGTTATCTTGTATGTGCGCCTTGATGTCGCGCAGCACCTGCCGCTGCCACATGCGCGGTCCGCCGTACTTTGCTAGCGGTGTGTTCTCCTGCCCCCACGGGAAGGCGAACAATACAAACGCTTCCGGGTCGTCTTTAACTGCGGGGGACCACAACCGCGTCATCAGCAGTTGCTCGTCCTCCGGGCTGTATATCGGCTTTTGCATGAGTTAGCTTTTCACTGTGTGGCGTTACGTCAATCACCTTACCCTCATCAACGCGTGTATCTGCCGCGCGTAGCGCGTCAATCACGCTGATGCGCTGGTCTACCTCAATACTAACGGCTTGCTTGGCGACCCAACCATGCGTGTGCTTCAGTATCTCTAGCGCCGCCTTAGCGTCGCCTTGCCGCGCTGCGTTCAACATGTGCTGGCTGTGCTCGCGCTCACTATCTGCGCGACCTTTGAGTTCGGCAATCTCGGCAAGTTTGTCATGCTGTTTAAGTAGCCGGTACTCTACAGGTAACAACCCTGCCGCTAGCGCCAACGAATCTTCTTTCAATCCTAGATACGCAGCGTCGTATATGCGCTCCAGTACAGCTTCTGTCGCTTCAATCGTACGAACTGTGAGAGGTAGGCTCTTAAACATAGCGTGACAATTTTACCAAGATGACCTAAGCGTCGTTACAACGCAAGCGTAAGACATTCTAATACTTTCGTCTACGGAATTATAAAAATTTCTTGTGCCGGTGGGCTTTTAAAAAATAAAAAAATTTCTTGTGGACCCTCCGGCTCCAGCCGACCGGTCGGCCGGACCTACCCGGGTGCCTCGCAGCCAGAAGCCGAAATCGATTGGCAATTTGGGTCATGCTCTACACTTTGTAGCGATTGGCAAGTTGGGCAATGCTCTAGACTTTAGGACAATTGGCAATCTAAGCAATGCTATACACTTTGTAAACATTGGCAATCTTGGCAATTGTTCGGACATTGCCAAGATTGCCAATGATTTTGGCTGGCTGCATGCGTTCGGGGGCGGGGAGGGCGAAAAGCCCAAAATCATTGGCAATATTGGCAAAATTGTCATGCTCCTCAAGTTAGCCTAGCCCCACACTGATAATCCCTTGCAATAGAAAATAAATGACAATACTGCCAATAGCCCCACAATCCCCTTGTAAATCAAGCACTTGCCATTGGCAACCATTAGCAATTCAACCCCCATTTCCTGGGCAATTCACGCGTTTAAACTTGCCAATCTTGCATTTTGCAAAACAATGATTTACACTGAAGGCTCATTCACTACAGTAAAGGACAGTTAATCATGTCATTGGCAATCCACACAAAGTACATTGGCCCAACGAACACTCGCGGCGCACGCATTAAGGCGACATGCACTATTGATAAAAACACCAAGTGGACAGCTAGCGTTTCGTTTGATTATGGCGCTGATTCTGAAACGCGTCATGCGTTAGCTGCTAAAGCGTTATTGGTCAAACACGCGCCAGATCTGCATGACAAACAATTGTGGGTGTGCGGTAACACGCTAGACAATCTTGGTTACGTGTTCGCAATCTACCCCACAATCCAACAATGAAAAAACACGATCGCGTTATGACGCCCAAAGGCCTAGGCGTGGTCGAAGGCATACACGGCGATCAGATCACCGTGCGCCTGATCGACCCACGCTTTCCGCTGCCTGAGTGGACAATATTTCAGCGCAAGCAATTGCGCTTGGTGCGCGATAAGAAAACCGTTGAAAACTATGGCGAAGCACTCTATTAAAAGGACTAATCATGTACTGGAATGACTCTTACGGGTTTATTGAACTCAACATAACCAAAGCGCAAGCGCATATGGGCCATCACCAAGGCCAATGCGATCAAGACATCGAAGACCTGCGCCGCGTGCCTTCGATCAAGAAACAATTAGATAGGCTGGACCCCGACCGCGTGCGCGAAGTACTGCGCGACTACGGCGCTTGGGACGACAATGAATTGTCAGACCATGACGCAAACCTGGACCGTCTATTGTGGATCGCTTGCGGCGATATTGTGGAGGGTAACGTTTGAACCCCACCAGAGCCGCGCATAAGGTCGTCAGCATGTATGGCGATCATGCGCTTGTGTTTTGCTCTTACATGGCCGATAAATTCGCCCACGATGGGCTTGGTTACCGCTACTGGTTAGCAGTGGCTCATATTATTGAAGGGATGAGAAATGGACCTAATACTTGATTGGATCGTCGCGCTTGTGTTCGGCGTTGCGCTTGCCTGCGCCGTGTTTTTTAACCTATAGGGGGCGCATATGACAAACGGAACTAATGCGCCAATCAAACCCACGTTTGAAGGCGACATCATTAAATTCAAATCCCCACATGCGAACGTATGGCTTTATGACCTATGCGTTCGCAATCCTAAGTATGGCTGGCTTGAATGGCACGCGTTAAATGATCCAACGCCAGAACAAATGCAACAAGCCACAATCGAAATTTTATAAAGGACGCATATGACTGACGACAATAAACCGCCTGAATGGCTCGCGCTGTTAGCGCACCAAATCACGCCCGACAAATGGTGCGTACCTGTGGAGACCGTATGGCGTAGGTATGGATGGAAACCACCAAGCACTGAGTGCGCTGAGACCATGCAGAAACAAAAGGCTTTCCGAACATGGACGCTTCCACCATGTTAGCCCTACTCATTGGTTCAATCGTTGCGTGGATCATCTTTGAAATGCTAGACTTGTAGCGGAACTTCTCCCCTCCTCCCCTGTGGGTTTAGCCCGTCCAAGTGACGGGCTTTTTTTTGTTCCCGCGCATAAGCGCTAAAACCCTATTTCACAAGTGCCATCTTCGACGCAGGTGCGTTATCTTCGACCAAGCGCCTAAGCTCCGATTTGCTGAGTCGATTGGCAAGCTCAGGCGCAGCGAAGACATGCTTTTTAGTCGTGTATTCCGCGCTAGCCAATCGGCCAACATCGACCCATCCAGCCTCTTTAAGCGCATGTAACAGCGCAGCTTGGGGAACCTTCACGCCTGCGGGCATACTGCCAAGCAATCGGTCAATAAGCGCATGGAAGGGCGATCCGACCGCGCCCTTAGTAAATTCGCCTTGACGGCGGCGCATCATGTCCACAAGCCAGCTTTCAGCCGTCGACATCGAGTGTTCGATCAAGTTAGACTTAAATTCCGTCCAAGCAGGCGTAGCGGCAGGATTGAACGCCGATACGTCACGCTGATAGAGCCATGCCGCTATGGCGACAAATCCATGTGATTTGTACCAGTCCCACAAGCGCCGCGCGTCCTCATCGCGCATGCGAGGCGCACGCGACCAGATGCAAAACCAGCGCCTATCCTGCGAGTCAAGCGATATGGGCAGCGAATCATTGGTAAACGACAGCACGAACAATCGGTTGAGCATGTCATAAGGGTGCAGGCCTTTGCGATTGATGGGGAGCATTTCTGGAGGTGCAGCGATGATAGGCTTAAGTTTATTCGCCAGCGCGCGACGCGCAGCCGCCTCAGGCTCTTTTAACTCATTAATAATCAACACTTCCGACTCAAGTTGATAACCCCACTGCGACGATAGCGAGTCGTTATCAAGCAGACCGCGATTCTTTAGTCCTGGCCCGCACACGGCCCATAAGAACGGCGCCCACATAGTGTCCTTACCGCAGCCTTGATCGCCGCCATGTAGCACGGCGTGGTTGATCTTGACCTCGGGGTGCTGCAACTTATATGCCATGACGTTAAACAAATGCTCGCGCTCGCTAGGCTCAGGCACAAGGCGCTCGCAATGCTCAAGCCAAGGGCTAATATCCCCAACAAAGGCTTTATCGACAACAGGGCGCGCGTCGCGCCACCGGTTGCCGTACACGTCGCCATCACGCGCAACGAGCAGGCTCTCGCCCGCAGCGTAGGTGATGCCCACCAAAGTGCGCGCGCCCATCGCCTGACGTTGCTCATCGTATGCGGTAGCTGCCTCGACCTTACGCTTACTGTTAATTGAGATGCAATTCACATGGCGATAAAGCGCATTGAACACGTAGCGCGGCACCTCGCGCCGATCTTGCATGTCAAAGTAAGAGTCGTCCGACTGTATGTAAGCGAAACGCTCAAACCAGCCCTTCATCTCCACGCGACCAAGCTCTTTACGCTCGACCTCCTCAATGACTTTCTTGGCGTCATCACTAAAAAAATTCGATGGCTCGATCTTGTTAAGGGTTGACTGCATGGTGACCGCAAGCAGATCATCGCGCAAGCCAAGCGCGTGCTCGGGGCCGCCCTGCTCGGCAACCCACGATAAGAACGTTTTAGAGTCAAGATCGACGCAGTGCGAGTGTAGGCAACAGTACGCCCGCAAGGCAGGCTTATAACGCCCCTCTGGGTTGCCGTCGGTGTGCGCGGCGTGGTTCGGGCAGATCACGCCAGCCCATCCTTCTTGGTTCGGGCGCGATAGGACAAGACCCTGCGCGGCAAGCCACGCGAAGACGTCATCATCGCCCGTGTCGACGATCTTAATCGGGCTTGGGCCTGCGCTATCAGCCTCAGCAGGCGTAACACCCATCGCCTCGCAAAGCTGCGCGAGCGTGAACAGTCGATCAGGGTGGAACTCGATAAGTTGCGCGGCGAACTGATTACGACCTGGCTTTAAATTGACTGAGCCGGGCAGACGAAAGTTACGCACGGCGTTGGTTGCGCCTGGGTCGGTGTAGCCTGCGTTGGCGATTGCTTTAATGGCCGCGCTGAACTCACCCTTGGTGGGTTGGTCATCGCCAAAGGCGTAGCCCCACTGATACGACCCTGGCGAGGTTTCCATCACCCACGTCGGCGCAAGCGATGGCGCCTTCGACTTAGTGCCCACGTCATCAAGCACGAGCACCAGACAATACTCGCAGTTAGCCGCAGATGCCGACACATGATCGCCAAAGCGGTCTAAGATAAAACTCGCCGTGTTGCCGTACCACGCCTGATCGGGCTTGATCTTTTTAATGTCGGGCAGATGGGCAGGCCATGTGCACTTGATCGCGCCATCTGCGTGGAACTGTAACTCACCGTCCTTAAGCTGCGGCTTTTGCCGCACGATAAGCGGTGTCTCGCCCTCAGGCGCAAGAGAGATTAGGAACTCCAAAAAATTTTTTATCATTTCCCGTACCTTGTCATAATGTTGATCTCGGCCTCTAAGGGCAGACCGCTTGCCCATGCGGGCGACGTACACATGACGCTATGCAGCATCGCCACCGCAGCGTCAGCGTCAGACGCTGGCACCTCTAAAACAATCTCATCATGCACGTGCAAGACCACGCCATCAAGTTGACGCAGCGACGCGCGCAAGATGTCAGCCGCTGCGGCCTGGCAGATATTCTCTGCTGCCAAGCCCTTCCATAACCGCGCTCTAGGCCACTCCTTAGCGTCAGCAGCAGGCTTCCATGACGCCTTGGCATAGGACACGCCATCATCCTCTAGCCGCGCGTAGGGGTAGCATAGGATGCGCCCTGACGGCAGCGCGTACCAGAGATGCTGACCGTCAAAATAGTACGTCACACGGCCAGCCTTAAACTCAGACTTTGGGTGCTTCATCGCGCGTAAGTACGACGACTCAAGCGACTGCCAGTAATGCACCGCCCACGGGTTAGCGCGACGCCATGCGTCGACCATGCGCCTGCTGTCAGCCTCGGGTAAGTTAACACCATAGATGCGCCCCATCGAGGCGAACGCACCCACGCCACCACCGTAACCGCAGGCAAGCTCTTGCACCTTGCCGATCTGCCGTTGCTCCTTGTCGATCTGCTCGATGGGCACGTTAAAGGTTCGGCTCGCGTTGTGTTTGTAAATGTCTGCGCCTGTGCGAAACAAATCCAGCTTGGCCTCCGACGTCACATGCGCTGACAGCCACGGGTTCATACGCGCTTCAATAGCCGCCCAATCTGCTACGATGAGCACATGCTCAGGCGCAGGCATCAGCGCAGGCCGTAGCATCCCTTTAAGCACGTCAGTGACGCGTCGGCCGTAGGTCGGCACGATCTTGTGGCCGCGCACCATCGCGTGACGCACAGCCTCAGGATCATCCGCACACTTGCGCGTGAAGTTGTGGACCTGAGCGCCGTAGGACGACGCACGGCCCGTGGCCGAGCCGCCAGCGAACACGAACGCGCCTCTGACGCGTTGATCCTCATCATCAGCAAGCGCAGCAAGACGGGCGAACTTAGCAACCGACGAGGCCCACAGGTCGTCAGCGCACTGGATCACATCAGCAACGTTTGCTGGCACCTGCTCGGGATCGTCCATCGCAAGCAGGTTAGCGCGGACGGTCTTATCAATCGAATACTTCTTCTCACCGTCTTTGTAAGACTCCATGAGCTTTAACGCCTCAGGGCCAACGCGGTCCATCACCCACTGACGCATCTTGGGCGAGCGCACGCTCGTGATCTCACCGTGCGTTACCTCGGCGACCAGTTGCTCGATCTCGACCAGTTCGTCTGACGCGTACTCGACCGCTGCCTTGCACAGCGCCACATCGACCAACACGCCACGGTCGTTGATGCGCTCGTTCACATGGTAGTCGGCTAACTCCTCGGCTGACAGGTCGCGCATGGCCTTGGAGATGGCTCGCATGGCGCGGACGTCTTGCTCACAATAGTCCACCATCTCGGCAAAAAGTGCCGCATCCTGGCAAAACTTGCCGTCTGCCTGCGGCATACACAGCCGCCTGATCAGTTGCGCTCCTCGGTAGTCCTTACGCATGTCTGCGCTAGCGAACCGTCCCACATCCTCCAACGACCCTGGCGCACAGTTAGCACGCGCTTGTGTTGCAGTGCAGTAAAACTGCTCAAGATCGAAGTTGATGCCAAGCACATACCAAAAGATCAGACGCTCAAAGGCTGCGTTATGTGCGCGTATCTGACCCTTGTGTTGGCGCACGGCCTCAGGGAAGGGCTGATCGAGCGTCCACGTCACGACCTCATCATCGTCGAACGCATAGGACATGCACAAGACGTCAGTGCTGCCGTCTTGCGCGTAGTTGTACACACCTTTGGTTGTCAGGTCACAGCGGCTGCGAGTCTCAAAGTCAACCCACAGGGTGCTCATCTACGGACCCAACGTCGGTTCAGCATTTTGTGCAGCGAGCACCACAAGTTCCGCCGCCACGCGCCTGATCTGCATCGCGCACTCAAGCGCACCAACCGCATCACACATGTCGCATAAATGCTTATATTCGCGCAATAGATGCGTAAGTGTTTCATAGGGGTGTTCCATCGTTTTCTCCAAAGAAAAAAAAGCCACGGCTGTTACACCGTGGCCTCCCAAGCTAATTAGGCTGTGCGACGACGACGACGCGGCGCATCTTCGGCGGCGGGGTTAGCCTCCTCAGTTGCATCCACTTCCTCGGTCTTACCGTCCATGCTTGCCCACTCCACAACCTCAAATACTGGCGTGAATATCTTGCCATAAGACTTGTGTGTGTAGTGGTCCTTCTTCAGCCGCACGACTGGCACAGGCTTCGATTGATCCTTCTCAACCTGCGCGGCGATCGCTAGCGCGAGCGTCTGTACGCTGCGCTTACCACCGACTGACGTGGTGGTGTAGCGGGCTTCCATACCCTCATCGTCGCCTGTAAGACACTTAAGCGACATCCCAACTTGGGTTTCCCAACCCTTCTTTGCGCCTGGCGGGGCGACATCGATGTTGGGCAAAGGCTCAGATACCGATACCATCTTTTCAGCCAACACCTCACCGTCGCCCCACGCGATATAGCCGTGGACAAACGAGAAGGGATTGACTGCCCAGGTGGAACCATCTTCGATTTCTGTTTGGTCAGCACCAAAGACCCAATGGCCGGTCTTGTCCATCTTGAGAATGACAACGCCAGACGGGCCGACGTCCTTCTCAAGCGCACGCAGTGCTGTGGAGAGGCTTGTTACGGATGGGAGATTTGCTTGACTGAAAGCTACTAAATTAGACATCACTATTTCCTTACTGAAGTTTAGAAAGGGCTGCGGTTAAGTGCAACCCAACGTTAAGCACGGCAGGCCGAGGATCGCTCTCCGGCGCTAACGTGCTGCCGCTCGACACTGCGATGACAAGATCGTCAGGCAATGCTAGCTTGCTCTTTTTTAGCACCTTCTCTGCTTGAGCAGGGCTAATCAATTCGGTCTTGCGGCGCTCGCTCTCAGGAACGCCAAGCTGCGCCAGTGCAGCGTCTGCTTTACTCTCGTCCATCCACTGACGCGTTGCGCGCTTCGATACAAGTTTATACCCCGGCACGGGCATGTTTTTCTCAAGGCGACTAAACGCCAGCTTGCGCGCCTCTGCGATGAACGACTCTAGCTTATCAGCCATGTCGAGCGCCGACGCTAATCGATCAGGCGCGAGTGCCTCTAGCTTTAGATGCACCACACGGTCGATCTCGCCGGTCATCTTAGGACAAACAGGCTTACCAGTACACCAGCGACACCAGTCGCCGATCTCAAGCGGCGCGTTGGGTCTGCTAGCAAGCGTGACCGCAGTCTGTAGTTCGGCTACAAATTGCTGCACACGCTCAAACGTCGTCACCCAACGCCGCACGGCAGGCGGCTGTACGATGATGATCTCAATCTCGTCTACAAAATAAAATGCCCACGAGAGCTTGTTCGTTGCCATCGCAGCGGCAGCGTAAAAGAGACCTTGGTAGTTTTCTTCGGCGTCAACGATCACACCATCGCCAAACTTCCAATCAAGGACCACGGCGGTGCGACCGATGCGCCCGATCAGATCGACGTTACCGAAGACGCCCTCAAGACCTTTGACGTTTTCAAACTCAACCTGCACCTCTTGCGCGAACTCCATCGTCTGATCAGGATCAATCGCTTCAAGCGCCTGCACGCAAAAGGCGAGCTTCTCGATCTGCTCATCAGTCAGGTTGTGCTTGGCCGCAACCTCGGGCAGTGTTGACGCGCCGAGTAAATCTTCCATGCACGCGTGCAAGAGCGTACCCTCTGCTGCGTACTTGCTCTCGACCTGTGGTGGCATTTGCTGCACAAGCGCCACCGAGCCAGGGCAGTTAATCACACGCTTGGCGGTCGAACCGCCGACAATCTTAGAGTGATTCATCGTCGGTCTCCACTTTGGTAAAGACAAACGATTCAGTGTAGGAGTAGCCTTCTTTGCGAACGCAATTGAACACGTCACCGAACTTAGCCCGTGCCCACTCCAACAATATCTTTTGTGCTTCTTCCGTCGTTAGTTTCAATTCCATTTGAATTTCCTTTAGTTGATTGAGACTTCACTGTAGCACATCTATTTAACTTGTCAAATAGTTTTTGACAGGTTATGATTCAGACATGGAAAAACACATTGAAGCGTATCTCGTTAAGCGCGTCAAAGCGATGGGCGGCATTGCGTACAAGTTCACAAGCCCCGCTCATCGTGGCGTTGCTGACCGCGTTGTCTGCCTGCCTGATGGTGTTGTATGGTTCATTGAACTCAAAGCGCCTGGGGGCCGTCTATCGCCGCTCCAGAAGGTATTTGCAGACGACATGGCACGGCTAGGACAACGGTACGCTTGTTTATGGAGCAAGGAAGATGTTGATGCGTGGGCAAAAACTTAGACCCTATCAAGAGCAGGCCGCTGACTTCTTGTACGAGCGTGATCGTGCGATGGTGCTTGCGCCCGTAGGTGCGGGCAAGACTGCGATTACGCTCACGGCCATGAGCGATATGATCTTTGATGGCGTCGTGCGGTCGTTCTTAGTGCTCGCGCCTAAGCGTGTGTGTACGGACGTCTGGCCCATCGAGGCACGTAAATGGGCTGAGTACCATACCGTTGCCGTGGCCGTGGGCACACCAACGCAGCGCAAGCAGGCGCTAGAGAGCGAGGCCAACATTGTTGTTATCAACTACGACAACATCCAATGGCTCGCCGAGCAAGACCTAAGCAGTTTTGATGGCATCGTGTTTGATGAGCTAACCAAACTTAAGAACCCGAGCGGCGCACGATTCAAGGCGCTGCACAAGGTCATCGATCAGTTCAACATCCGTTGGGGTCTGACTGGCTCGTTCACAAGCAACGGTCTTGAGGACGTCTTTGGTCAGTGCAAGATCATCGATCAAAAGTTGCTCGGCCGCGCTAAGGGCGCGTTCATGCAGCAATACTTTAGTCTTAATACTTACGCTGGGTTCGACGATTGGACGCCGCTTCCCGGCGCGCTAGAGCGCGTCATGCAGCGCATCAAACCTGCTACTTTCGTATTAGAGCCAGGCGAGTACAAGGACAAGTTGCCGCTTTGCCATGTGGTGCAAATAGACGTTCAATTAAACGACCGTGAGCCGTACGAGGCGATGAAGCGTGACTTTGTGGTGCAGTTTCCCGACGCCCAGGCTATCGCTCAGAACGCGGCTGTGGTCACGCAGAAGTTACAGCAGATGTCTTCGGGGTTTGTTTACTCACCTGAGCCTGTCTGGTTTAGCCCGCATAAGTTTGATGCGTTGGATGATCTGCTGTCTGAGAACCAACGCGCTAACACGATCCTTGTTTACCAATACAAAGAGGAGCTTGATGAACTCAAACGACGATACCGAAATCTTACCGTTTTGGACGACCCTGACGCCATTAGACGATGGAACGCTGGCAACGTACCGCTTTTGGCGGTGCACCCAAAATCAGCCGGTCACGGCCTTAACTTGCAGTTCGGCGGCTGCCACATGGTGTTTCTGTCCCTGCCATGGTCACTTGAGCTTTTCGAGCAAACTGTCGGACGTCTGCACCGCTCCGGCCAGCAGCGCGACGTGTGGGTCTACGCCCTGATGACTAAAGATACTGTCGATGAGCGCATATGGACCGCGCTGCACGACAAACGCAAACTAAGCGATATTGCTATGGAGGCACTGAAATGAGCGAAAACAAGAACGCAAAGACACCAACAGATGGGCCTGTAGCTTGGGGTTGTCAGTGTGGTAGAGCCTATACGGTTACTTGTATTTCAAGCAAACCAGCTAAGCAATGGGTCGGGCTGACTGATGATGAGCGTCGAGAAATTTTTGACGCTTGCGAAACAACCGACCGTGGCTATGTGCTTGCAATGGTAGAAGCCAAGCTAAAGGAGAAGAACACATGAAGCAATGCAAATGCGAACACTGGCAGCAGTGCCCGACATGTATGCCCAACCGATTTGACGAGGAGGGAAACCTTAAACCACCCGAGCCGACGCCGCTGCAAGCTGCAAAAGCAGAGATCGAAGCATTGAAACAACGCCTGTTTGAGATGCAAAACGCGGCAATCGATTTAGCTAAGCAGCAGTTTTTAACTCAGGAATACCTTGAAAGACGATGGGGAATTAGCGGGGCGACGCTTGAGCGTGACCGGTCGCTTAAGCAGGGCATGCGGTATCTAAAGATTGGCGGATTAATTCGCTACAGATTGCAGGACGTACTTGATTACGAGGCCGAATGCACTGTGGAAACAGAGCGGAGGAAAAAATGAGCAGAGAAGCTATGCAGATGGCGCTGGGGGGGGAGGTATGAGTGACGAAGACATCATTCGCATAGCGAACCAGGCCGGATGGGATGTACAGAACCTCGACGACGGCTTTGGAGAACGGCTTAGGCGATTTGCGCAAGATCTGGAACGCCAGCCGCTTTACACCACACCAGCTAAGCAATGGGTTGGGCTGACGGATGAGGACATTCACGATGCTTTTAATTTTACAGAGGTGGTCAAACAATTAAGTTGGGATCGTGAGCCTGTACGGTGGTGCGAAAACTTTTCGGCATACATCGAAGCCAAGCTAAAGGAGAAGAACACATGAGTGGCGATCACAATATGTTTCAAAAAGCCACTTCTTATTTATCAGGCGAGGCTTTTTGGCGCACCGCTGAAGATCAGGAGCCGCCGCTTGGTGTGAAGATGCTACTGCTAAACCCTAGTGGCGTCTGCGTCATCGGGACTTGGGACGATTGGGCGGTGGCCTGGGCACCGCTGCCCAAGGTACCCGCGCACATCAAACAAATTTTATTGGAGAAAAGCACATGGCTATAGGTATAGTGCGGCTGAGAAAAGAATCAGCCGTTGATCGGAAACAAGCATGTCTAAAGTATTTGCAGCAACGCTCGACACCGATCACGGCGATTGAGTTAGCCTCCAAACTTAAGATGTCATCAAAGACCATCCACAATTCACTGTGGCCTTTGCTGGACGAAGGCAAGATCATACGCAAGCGCGTCAAACGGCAGTCATCTGTATCAAAACGATCAGGCTGGGCCTACGGCTACACCGCGACCGAGATAACGCCGCCTACGCGCAATAAGAAAATCTCTTGGCACAACCCCTTCTCGTTATGATTAGCGACGATGAATTGATTGGCATGATCCGCAACGCCGCTACCGAGCAGTTGCCGATTGCCGTAATGACCGTCAAGGAGATGCGCCAGTTCGCGCAAAAGGTTGCGATGGATTGCATACTGATCGCCGCCATACCCAACATGACGCCCAAAGACATCATGCGAGTGATTAAGGACCGCTATGACCTCCCGATTTAGTTTATGGCAGACTAAACTTAAAGCCGCTAAAGCCGAGCAGCATCAACACGAGAAGATGTTGCGGCAGCAATACCGCGCACTTGAGCGCATACAAAAGCAGATTACCGAACTGGAGAACAAAATTGAGTATGAACTGGCGAAAGCTCAACAAAGAACTGGCGCTTATGACAGAGGATCAGGTGTTGAGTTTGCTTAATGAGGAGCGAGCAGGTGCCAAGCGCATCTCGATACTGGAGCGCCTACACCAGCGCTACACGGCGATGCGTACGGCACGCGAGCGTATGGAGTTGTTGAAGGAAGCGAGAGCGCTCTAGCGCTTCTTTGAGTAGAACAGCGTCCGGTCGCCAAAGAGATAAAACCCTACGGCGGCTGCGAAGTTGTCCACAGACTCGGACGATTGCCCGTTGAGCTTTAGCGTCGCCCATGTCGTAAGGACAATGAGCGCCACGCCTGGGCGCATCAGCCGCACAATTGCCTCGACCCACGGGTAGGACGGGTTAGCGCCGCCTGCGTCGTTCATCGCCTTGAACATGTTAAGGTCTAGTTCGCGCATCCGCACGTACTCGGCAATATTGGTTGGCTTATAGCCGTCTGTCTGTATAAACCGACCGATCAGTGATTTACCAAGATCGACGGCCAGTGGGCCAAACGCAGCAAGGATCGTCAGCGGGTCCATTAGGGGTAATACTTTCGGTCTAGTTCAAAGTGTGGGCCGTCTTTAAACGTGCGCCAATCGCCACCCCACACGATAGCAATACCTAGTTCGTTAGCGGCAGCTTTCATGGCGTTGGCGATCTTGGTGTACAACGGCCATGACCAATCAACTTGGTTGTCTACCCATGCGCCAAGATCGACCGCATGGCCTGTGATGTGGCGGCTGTTAAGGGTCTGGCTAGCACCGGATGCTACTAAAGTCTGTTGACGCTCAGGCGAGCGCAAGCCCTCAAGGACCGTGAAGTCTACGGGCGTCAGATCAATCGCACGCTCAACGACGCGCACAAGGTCTGGGTGAACGCCTTGCAGACGTTCGATAGACCTTTTACCTAGTTTAAACACCTAAGAGCTTCTTAAAAAAAATAGCAGCAGCACCAGGGCCAAGCAGCACAGCGACCATGACGGCGTACATGAGGTACTCTAAGCGCTTCATCTTAGCCGAACCATCGTCGAAGCGCTGCTCAACGCGCCCGAACGACTGTTCAATTGACTTGTACCGCTCTGCACAGACCGCCTCGTGAACAGTCAATCGCGTATCCACATCGTGCTCCATGATGACCCTTACCTATCAATCAATGAGTGCGTTTTCGCTAGGTTCCGATGCTAGCGCATTAATAGACGTCGTTGTCGCTCCACTTCTTATAAATCCCGCCGCCCGTTGAGCGGCTTTGTTTTTAAATGATGATGGATCGCTAATAATCTTTAACACATTGTTGCGCTCTTGCGCTGGCAACTTTTCTAACAGGTTCTTTGCGCCTT